AAATAAATATCTTGCTATTGAGAATCCAGAAAAAAAGAAAAAATCAAAAGTGGTTGAGAATTTAAGTTTTCAAAAGTTGAGTTGGGTATGTATATTTTCCAAAAAACGGAAAAAAATTAGAGAAAGATAGAAGTATAACAAAGAATTTTATAAAATGGAAGATGACAGAAGATGTATTGCTATTAAATCATCAGATGGACAGAGATGTTCAAAACGTGGAACAGTAGAACGACGTTGCGGAACTCATCATAAAATTGTAACAGACGAAGGACCTAATCGTGTTGAACTCAAGGAAGTAATATATTCATTTAAGGGACAGAGAAAGGCTTTAACTAAACATTTTAATGAGTTGATCGCAGCATTAGGTCGTCAACCTTGGATAAATAATCATCTCGATTATTTACGAATCAACGGAGAATACGAAGAAAGGCTTCGGTTAATTAATGTTGGACAAGCCCAACAGTATAACAACGTTTACGAAAGACAACAAGCTGATATTGAAAGAACTGGAATTAATCCAGACGCAGTTCAAGACGCAAGACGTCGTGCTGAAAGACAACAACATTTAGCTCGTTTACGAGAGAGACAATTAGCCATTGAACAAGATCATCAACAAAGACTTGATATAAGGCAAAGAGAAATCGAAGCAAGAAATATTCGACACGTACAGAGACAAGCTGAGGAAAGACCTCTTGCTAATTTTGCGAACGATAGACAAAACGTTCACACTACATCTGCTGTTACACAAACTTTAAAAATAGTTAATGAAATTTTAAAAATCCCAGTACCTGAAGAGTACAAATGGAACATGAGAACTGTTTCGAAAACAATGTCTGAAATTATTTCAGAATGTAATCTATCTCCAGCTTCTGCTTGGCAGATGGTAGCAAAGTATTGTTCAGATGAAACAATCTATGATCTAGTACCAGGAGTGTACGGAAAGGTTCTTGATTCTGTTTGGCAGTATATTAAAAGTTCTCCAGACAAGGAAGATCTAAAAAAGATTCTAACTTCTGAAATGAGAGACAACATTGGTATGTGTGCGCAAGGAAACTTAAGCAGACTTACAAACATTCTAGCAGGATATGTTGAATGTATTGTGGTTGAAGAATCAATCGCAGATAAGCTTGGACGTATGCTTCCTCCACTGATGGAGATTGAAGATATCCCTCGAAGACTTGATCATGCTGCTCGTATCTTTATAGAAGTAGGACTTCCTAACGATCAGTGGGAAGCATGGGGACATGGTCTCCTAATGGATCAAGAAGATAACGACTATCGTGAGATGTATATTCATGATGGAATGATTGAATTTGTTGTTTATCGTTAATTTCCCAAATTGGGATTTTTTTACACTATAGTAGCTAGATAGTTGAGAGCATAGTTTGAAAATTCTACAGGAGCTTTGACTCTATCAGTTAAAGCATTTGTTCCAAAAATTAAAGATCTAAAAAATAAAATTGGAAGTATAATTGTTAAATATGAAGTAGGTATCAATCCTATACCAATTCCAACTATACTAGTGTTAATCCAATTTAATGAAATTCGAGCACATGCGATAATATTTATAATTTGAATAAAGACACTAACAAACCAACCAAAGTTTACAAAAATAATTCCCATTCCATTTAAGGCATGCTGTCTATTAGTTGTGCCATCTGAACTTGTTACAGCTGGAGCTGAAACCTTAAAAACGTCTCCATCTTTAACAGTATGACTATTTTGTGCTCCATTAATAGAATATGTAACGGATAATTCTTTTTGCTTATTTGGATTTGGATCTGGGATTCCAACATTATTAAATCCAACCTTCAAATCAATCGAACCATTTTTTATATATTTTTTGACAGCATCTGTAACATCTGTAAAATTACCAGTATAACCATATTCTGCTTTATCAATCTCAAGTCCACTTGCTACACGCTGTGGAGGAGCATTAATATCAATATAGTCTCCATCGTTGGCCGCTTTCGTTATACTTGATCCGCCATTGATAGTGTAATTAATAGTTAACACTTTAGGCTGACCTGGTGCCGGATCGGTAACATTCAATGCGGCAGGTGAAACAGATGGAATACTTAATTTACCATCTTTAATATTGGCAATAACAGCATTTGTTACATCAACTGATGAAGAACCAGATGGTAGACTGTATGTGGCAGAAGTAATTTTTAAACCACTCATTCTCTTATTATGAAGAGAATACGACATTTGCTACGCCTCCGAGAACTCGCAAAAAATTATATGATTCTACATAGGCTCGTACATCGAAACTATACTCAAACGTTTTTGCGTTTGACTTAGTAATTACAGTAATAAGTTCTTCTGAGTTATATAATCGTTTTCCAGTATTTGGATCTGTTATGTTTGGATTCAAAATTATAGTTGGATTAGCACTTGTAGCTGTTGATTTCAAAATACATACTGAAGTTGATGTTGCCGGGACAGCTGTATAGGTTGGTTGAACAAATGTATTTCGAAGAACTGTTTTATTAAACATAGAACCATTAATGTGACCTGAAGGTTGCTGTTCGTCGTGTTCAGAAGCAAACGAGTATGTATAAATTCCAGATATTCTGGAAGACCCTTGTCCTGTGTGGTGACGGTAGTATGGTAACGTTGAAAAGAATTCAGTTTGTTTTGTAGTAAATCTATCTTTGCCATCAAGAACAATATTTGACTCAAGAAGAATATCCTTTTGTGTAATATTTGTAGTCTGAATAAGGCCAGATGAATATGATGGAACTAATGATACAGATGGTAAATTCAGAGGTGGTCTGTAAGCATCTGGCCAATTTGTATAATTATCATAATCATTTAATGCCATACGGTCACTTCTTTGACCTACCCAGACAACACGAGTACATAAATTACGCATAGTAAGTTCCAGATCATTACTGGCTCCATATTGTCCATTAGCTTGTACCATATCAACTTGACGAACAATAAAAGAATGATCTGTCTTTGCTATATGAATCAATTCAGCGTCACTTAGCCAAATATAGTTAGCTTCAATGAAAGGATTTAGATTCCATGAAATCAACGTAGGATTTGTAGGAACTGGATTTGCTGCGTAGGTTGGAGGTGACAAAAAATTATTAATAGTAAAATCTGTTGAGCTTGTATCTGGGGCAATTCGTGTTCCAAATGTAGTTGATAAATCACGAACATCTAAAGTTGTAAACATAGAATACATGTTATTCAAATCTACAACAATTTGAACTTCTGAATGCTGAAGGGCGATTAAAGGCAAAGAAGATCCAATTGATTCACAAAACCAGAAATGTAAAGGAATTAAAAGTGTTCTTCCAGGAATTGATGGGGCGGCTAATGATCCTGAAGTTGAAATAGAATGAGGATATTGATTCAATCGTCCAAATACATTAGCAGGATCATACAGTTCTGGAATGTTTCCAGTCATCTGATCTAAAATCGCCTTCTTGTTTGCGTCAAATTTCAATTCAGCATATAACTTCATCCATTCGCCTGTGTGTGATACAATTGTTTGACCATTGATCAAAACAGAAACTGATCGTATCATGTTGTATCCGATATTTCGAATCCATTGGAATTCATATCCGATCGCAGTAGCAGATGAGTTTATATTGCTATGGGTTCCGGGTGTTATAGGTGAAACAGGTGAATATATATCTGGAAGTGTTACGCTCAAATAACAATCGTTAACAAGTTGAGCGTGTCTATCTACTTTTGTTTGTAATCGAATTGTACCTGATTGAGGTAAACTAATTTTTGTAGTCTTGAAGTAGAGGCGAATATGTTCCATAGCAAATTCGGTGTGACGTTTATACATTGATCTAAAATGTGTAAACGATGGGTTTCCTGTTACAAGGTGATCTTGAGCACCTTTTCCAACTAATTGCATGAGTCCGCCTGGCATTCTCTGTTATATCCTTTATAGATTTGAATGTGTAAGATTTAATCTTTCTTTTTTGCGTTAGTAGTAGGTCCTGTAACACCTGATAGTCCCGTAGCTCCTGTTACTCCTGAAGCTCCAGTAGGACCATTAACTCCTGAAGCTCCTATTGGTCCTGTGGGTCCATCTTTAGCCGCGATTGGAATGGTGGTGTTTACATACGAGATGGTTGAGTTATTGAACCCTAATATCAATGAACTGGAAGCCTGTGTGGTTGCGTAAATGTTCAACACCTCGTCCTGGCACGTAGCGGACTAGCATTCCTTATTATTAGAAGTGATACAGTTTGTTCATGTAAAAAATACGATCTACGCAGGTGGTGGTGGAAATCCTTCATACGATTCCAGTTTAGTGAAGACGAATACATTTGCTGAGTCTACATACAGTATCTTGAAATATTGAATCTCAACCCTATCTGCTTGAGGAGTTGGTATAGTATCGTTTAAATACGAGTAAAGACCTACATTATTTCCATTGATTTCCATTGAGTTCGCGTAATAACCTGTTGGACCTTGAACTATTGCTAATGTTAAATCATAAGCTTGAGATACAGTTGTAGGAAAGTTCGAAACATCAACCATGAAGACGGCTGTATGTTCACTTAATAACCCAACCGGTCCCAGACTCCAGTCGAACGGAACAACTCCGCTACTCTCCGCTACAAGCTGAAAATTTGTATTCCCTCCTCCTGATGCGCCTGTAGCTCCTACACCACCTGTAACTCCAGTAGCTCCTACACCACCTGTAACTCCAGTAGCACCTTGAACACCTGAAACTCCCGTAGGACCTGTAGCTCCTGTAACACCTGAAGCACCTGTTGGACCTGATACACCTGATGCTCCTGTAACACCATTAACTCCAGCAGGACCTGTAGGTCCTGTAAGACCTGAAGCCCCTGTAACTCCAGTAGCACCTTGAACACCTGAAGCTCCTGTAGCTCCTACACCACCTGTAGCTCCTGTAGCTCCTGTAGCTCCTACACCACCTGTAACTCCAGTAGCACCTTGAACACCTGAAGCTCCTGTAGCTCCTACACCACCTGTAGCTCCTACACCACCTGTAGCTCCT